AAAGATAGGGTTAGCAAGAACAATAGAAAATATTCACTCTACAAAGTTGCTAATTTGTATGATATATTCTATCCCATCATGTCTTGGTCAAGCGAGCTAAATTCATCGATTAAGAAAGGTGATGAGTTTGTAGGGCTGTTTAAAAAGAGCAATGAATTTGTTAATATACTAAAAGTATTGCAGACAGTGGAGGAAGAATGAATAAGTATAAAGATATAGAAGACATTAGGAAGACAGCCGGAACACTTCCTTCTGAAAAACCCATTAGGAAAACTAATTTCAAAGTTTTTCCTTCGGGTTGTGAAGTTGCAATAATAGATCAGAATTTGAATCCTTTGAGAGCAATGTTTTGTACTAGCACTGCTACTTGGGGAGATAACGATTATGAAGATAAATGGCCACGGACTACTGTAGAAGGAAAGTTCGAAGTTATCAAGGCAGTGTTGACACACAACACACTTCCTCAAGCCAGAGAAATGGTAAACTTTATTTTCAGAGTCAATGGAGTTCCAAGATGGTTGTTTGATCAGCATACTCAAACACCGTTTACTTCATTCATGAGTATTGGATGTAGAGACAACAATAAAATAGATTGTGATTTCATTACTACTGAAAATGATGGAGTATTCACGGAAGAAGAGATGAGAGCTCTAGAAGGAATGAAAGATTTGTATGCAAACGTATTAACAATAGGCGAGGGAAGTTGGCAATCAGCCAGAACATTCTTGCCTCAAGGTTATCAGCATGCTTATCATTTTGGACAGAATCTATTATCGATATCTTCAATGAAATTTCTGAATGAGCAAATGTCTGATCTATATAGAATGATAGTGAGTCAAATTGGAATTGATTCTCCTTTGTTGCAACAATATTTACAAATTTTATGGAAAGATAATGATGAGGTTTTTGATAAAATATCTAATATGAAATATGAAGATCTCTCAATATGGGACAAATTGAGATTGGAGGACAAAAGCTAATGGGAATCATGGAACACAAGATGGTTGATAGAGGTGTAGAGATAGTAAAAGGCATAGAAGATCTTAAACTCATATTGATAGTGAATGGAGCAAAGAAGAAAGTTCCAGATTTAATTCAATATTCAGTAATGGGATTACCGATTTGTCAATATGATCAGCATTCAAGAGCAAGAATTGGTGCTAAATTTCTGAATTATAAGGTTTCGGAAGAACCTAGATATGTTTTCTATTCTCATGTATATGATATGTTAGAGAACGATAAAGATTTCAGAACAAGAACTTTTGTAAATCTAGAAGAGCTCGAAAAGAGAAGAGAAGAAGCTAGCAACAAAGCTACGTTTAATTTAATGTCTAGAAGATGTTCATATGCCGTTGAACAAACCTGGCCTTCACTATTTGGTCAAATGATGAGAAGGCTAAAGTTTTGTGAAGAAGAGTTTATTGTAGGTTTACACTGGAGACTTAGAGATGAATTAGTCGAAGGAGGAGTTATTTCAGCAAAAGAGCTTGTTCCAGGATGTGATAAAATTAAGAAATGTGATTATTCATCAGCTGATTACCTAAGCAATATGTTTGGATGCTTGTTTGCATCATGCGGAAGATGGAAGAGCGAAACAGATTTTGCAACATTCAATGAATCTTGTTCTACACCAGAACAAATTTCAGAACAGCTTGGCATAATAATTCCAATGAGTGACTACGAACACAAAATGGTGATACAGGAAGCTGATGTCTAGGTTTGTTAAATATTTCATAATTGATTCTGGAATATTTGTAATCGAGCTCTATACATTTTCAATAATACTCACGATGATTACAGCAGGAGTTGCTAGCATATGTTTGACAATAATAGGGGAAAATCCATTCCTAGTGGAGAAGGTAGATGAGTGAAGAACCTGATATTTATGAAAAATTTCGAAATAGATATTCAGAATATCTATACAGAATTTGGCACACCGCCGATGCATCAAGAATTACAGAATTAGAAAATACAATAGCAGCAGCTGAAGCAGGATTGTTAGAAATTTTACAAACCAGTAAAGATCAATATACAAAATTAGTAGTTAAATCGACAATTGAAAGAATGAAGGCAGGCAAAGGAATGTCAGCATTCTTAAGAGATAATTATGAATCAATTGTTAAAGCTATGGAAAGGCTATGATATGTTAGTACTAACAATACTCTGGGCTGTTCTAGGTTTAGGTAATCTGATAACATGACAAGCCCAATTGACCTCACAGATGAGAATTTCCAAACCGAAGTCGTTGATTCAAGTTTACCCGTTCTCGTAGATTTCTGGGCTACGTGGTGCGGTCCGTGCAAAATGGTTGCCCCCATTGTGGATGAATTGGCGAACGAATATGACGGGAAAATAAAATTCGGAAAGGTTGATGTAGATACTGCACAGAAAACAGCTGGAGAATTTGGAATTCGAAGTATTCCAACCTTGTTGATTTTCAAGGATGGTAAGGTTGCTGACCAGGTTGTCGGATCCGCAAACAAAAAGGATTTGGAAGAGAAGCTCGCTTCTTTCCTTTAAGAATCATTGGATGGCACAAAAAAGCAGGGAGTTGGAGCAATTTAAAAGGAGAAAGAAAATGTGGAGACGGAAATGACCAAAACCGAAGTATTAAATTCTACTCGCAGGCCGAACGGCAAATTGCAATCAAGCATTCTGCGAAAGTTGAAGAAAACCAAATTCGGCCGTTGCAATTACTGCGCCACTCCTTACAAAGAATGCAGTCGGTCTATATCAGGATTTTCAATGGTTTTTGTCTATTGTTCTGGATGCTCGCATCATCCCAAGCCAAGAAAAACAGGAGAATTTAAATGGTATTAGATCCTTTTGCGAGAATGTATGAGTTACAAAAAATGACTCAAGAATTCTTCAGAGATAACGGAGCAGCTGATAGTGCTGCATTACCAAATAATCCTGATGTTGTAGCAGTTTTCAAAGAAAATGTATTGCTCATGATCAAGGAAGTGGCTGAGGTTCTTGATGAGGTGGATTTTAAGAAACACAGAAAAGATGATAATAGTAAAGCAATCAACAAATATAGAATAAGAGAAGAGCTAATAGATGTAATGAAATATTGGTTCAATCTCTGTATATTGCTAGACATAAAACCCGATGAATTATTCATAACTTTTGAATATAAAACTGATAAAGTAATTGAGAGGTATGAGAGAGAATTTTTAGATGCTAAAGTTTGATGACACAAAATTAGATCGTAAAGAAATAATTGGTGAGAAAAAAGGTGTACTTACTGCTCAGATTGTTTATAACACATTGATTAAAAACAACTACCGATTATGGTTTATAGGAAATGAGGATGGCACGAGTCTTCATTATTCTAAAATAGGTGAAGGTGATTATGGCGGCACCATAGCTTGGACTAGTAAAGAATTGGCAGAAGTTTATGTAAATGGAATAGATGTGAAAACTAGTTTGCTTAGAGTTTATGGACATCACATATCAATAGCTAATATGTCTCTGTATTATCTGCAGAGCATTCTGAACGAACATAATGCAAAAGTATTGGGCACTTTATTAATTAATCCCAATCCAAACGGCTTTTTTACTCCTTTGTCAATGTTCTTTTTTAAAGAAACTCATGATTACTTGGATGCTGAATTGTTAGGTAAAGATAATATAGCCGAAATCGATGTAGGAATGTTTACTTACGATAAGGAAGAAAAGAAATATTTAGAAGAAGATTTTGAATCTTCTGAAATAGAATGATATTTATATTGAAATCAAAATAGGGTTAGCCATTTATATGACCAACGCTGACATGTCTCCCAAGGAATTTTCAGCAGAATTTGGATGTGTAAGTAGCTAACCCGTTTAAATTATGAGGGTATAATGGAGAAAGAAAATATATTGATCGTTGAAGAAGATGAATCAGAATTGGATCTAGAAAAGGTTTTAGAAATTACAGATGAAGCACTTGATGGCAGATTAAAAATAATATTAGAAAATTTGACAGAAGCTTCAAATTTACTCAGACAAGGTGTGGATTCAACAAGAGAAGAAAAAGATTTATTAGAGGATGAAACATTTCAAAAATGGATAATTGCAAATCTCATCATAGAAAGATCAGAACATGATGAGGAATTTAAGAGATTATTGTACTACATGTTTGAAGTTTGTAAAGGAAATATATATGAACTACTGCTTCAATATGATTTAAAAATATCAATGGATGATGAAAATTATTCATTCGAACTATTGATAAACGAACCGGAAGAATAGAAATGAATAAAAAGAAAGCTAGAAATGAATTAGAAAAATTGAACTTTTTTGCCAGCAACATTGATGTTATGCTTAAAGAAGCAAGCATAGCTAGAAATGGAATTGGATCTGTAGAAATAAAGATAGACGCATTATCCGAAAACTTACTATTTAGTTCAAAATATGCTGATAGTTCTGATGATTATTTCAAGCTCATAAAGTTAAGCAATGAAGCTATTAGTAATATTTCAGATATCAAAATAGTTTTAAGCAGAATATATGAAAAAATTCTAGACAACATAATTACTGTTTCAAAGGAATCGGGATTGTCTATTGAGAAGGTTGTAGCAGAAGAAGAACCTATGAGAGGTCCTTCTAAGATTGAAGTAGCAGAAGAAGAAAAGGCAAACTTATCTAGTGAAAATCAGCAGTTGTTGAATGCTTTGTTTTACATAGATGAGAATATTCGTAGTGGAATTGATGATATAAAGGGAGAAAAAAATGGCAAAAAGGAAGACGAAGAAGAAAAAGCCTGTGATAGTAAGGATCAAAGACAAGATTCTGACGAATAATTATGGGATGGAATACAAGGTTTATGTAGATGCTCCCAAGAATTTGAAGCCAACAAAAGAAGATGTTGGAAAATTAGCCGAGGTTGCAGGGAAGCAAAGGAAAGATGGATATTTCAGAATAATGGAAGTAGATGAAGGCAATAATATTTTAGTAACTACAAGAGATAGTTCGTTCAAGACTTTCCCTTATGACAGTGTTATACTCCACCGGGATGAAGAAGTAAGAGCACAGAAGGGAACTATAATAGAATTTATGAAATCAGGTAGAAAGAAAAGGACTCGCGGTGCAAGAAAGTAAAATAATTACACCAAACCAATTGAATACAACAGGAATAAAACCTTCTGAAGTTGAGCCATTAGAAGTTATGCAAGCATTGGCAAGAAGGGTTCAATTCCTTGAAAGAGAATTCTCAGCAGTTAGAACAAGATTATATAATATTGAGGTTGAATGTCAGATGTTACAGGAGAAGATAGATGCGACTGAATGATGTAATAATTTTGTTAGAGATTGACTTATCAATTAAATATAAAAAAACATGAAGTTAATATCCGCTAATAAGCTTGCAGAAATTATAGATAGAAATTCTGATTCTCTTGTAAATGTTAGAAAAATTAAGAAAATTTTAAATAAAGAATCAAAGTATTGGACTGAATCTATTATCAGTATTTCTAATCTAATTGGTGTGAATGATCTAGATGTTGATAAAAGTTATGCTGATTTTAGTAAAGGTAGTATAGTTGTCTTATCTAACGGGACTATAGTTGATGGTAGACATAGAGCATCTATGATATTACATAATAATAAGGATAAAATTAATGCATATATACCTGTAAATGTACTTGCTAGTAGAGAAAACGAATGAGACCGAGGAGACCGAGTAGTTCTAGATGGGGCACTAGAGTTACTGATATGAAAAAGAAGCTCTATAAAACAGCATTGAGAGGCTCTAAAAGAAAATTTGCCGATCCTGGTGATTATAGAAAAGGGCAGAGGCGGACTAAGCCTGAAAAGGATATGATGTCCATCTTAAGAACATTGGGATTAGAATACGAAGAGGAATTTTCCATTCCATTTGCTAATACTTTTAGAGTTTATGATTTTCGAGTTGGAGAAAAACTACTCATAGAAGTGGATGGAGATTATATCCATTATAACAATGAAACTCAAAAAGGTCCTCGTACTGCAATGCACCTCAAAAATAAACAGAATGATAAGATCAAGCAATGGTTGTGTGAAAAAAGAGGGTATACTTTGATAAGATTCTGGGCCTCAACTATAGAAAATGATAAAGAATTGGTGGAAGAGAGAATAATGGAAGCAATTAATGAAATCGATTCATCAACTTAGAGATCAACATCGAAGATGGCATTTTGAACATGACTTTTTTGAATTTAGCGATATAGATCCTGGAATTCCTAAATTCTATATTGATACATTAAAAAATTTAGTATGCGACACATGTGAAAAAACTATAACTGAAGGATCAAAGGAGTTATCAGCTCCTCCTCCAAAGCAAAGTAAATTAAAATATCAGGGATTAACAGGTTATATTAGAGAGTGTAAAGAGAGTGGAATGCCTTGGGATGAAATATTTGATGATCTATATTTGATGCATGAATATGGCCCTCGAGGATCTATGACTAATCCAAACTCATTCGCAACACATCCTTGGGAATATATCAAAAACAAAAAAAGATGCCAAAGCAATTACAATAAGCAAAGAAGGGCTTGAATTATTAATGGGAGACGGATAGTGCCAAAGAGTGCAGTTCAATTTAAGACATTAAAACAAATCAAGTTTAAAAATGTTACAATAGGTGGAAGTTATGAGTGGAAATTAGAACCTTGGACTATCATATATTTGGTAGGTTTTAATTTAGAGCCAACAGACTATTGTAAAGAGAGTATGAGTGAACATGATTTCAAAGCTTTACTAGCAAGAGATGTTCTAGGAATAATGCCCTTGGAAAAAGCAGCAGAAAAGGTAGTTCCCCCACCTTGGATGTGGTACGGAATGAGATATTCTCATGAGCACAATGCTAAAGTGTTTAACTATAGAGTAAAGAAGGCAGCATTTCAATGTGAATTTTATGTATTAGCTCCAGATGAGTATCATCAAAATCAAGATAAAAAAGGATTAGAAAGAGAGTTCAAGCTGATGGCTACACGATTTGCTAACATTGACAATTTTAAATCTAACAAGTTTTGGATTATAACTCCACTGACCAGAGTAAAATAGGAGGATATATGGAGATTTTTTTTAAGGCTAGACCTTTGAATGCCAAGGGTGGCCACGTTCCAGGGTATTATTTCAGCTTAACAAGAAACAAGTTCGAAAAGATCAATGGTAAAGCACTAAGCAGAATTGAAGATAGGAGCTTCTTCAAAAAAGAAAATAAAAAGTTCAAGAAAATCAGAACAAAGAAGGAATACAAAACTCTCATCAAGGAGGAGTTTGGAAGAGACGACCGGTCCTTAAGGCGTCTAGGGTTAAAAGAAGTTGAAGGTTTTGCTCTAAATTCAGTAGTGATTCTATCAATCCCTCATGATTTTGTTCACAAGCATGCTAAAGTAGAAAAAGGCAAGATTGTATTCGATGTATTGAATAACAAGTTTTGCTTTGTTCCCAATGCTGTCTATAGAAAAGAAAAGATGAGCAAAGGGAATGGTTACATGATCGAAAAGATTAGTGAAGGTCAATGGAAGGTAATTCAGAAACCAGATAAAAAGAAATTTCCTAGAGTCTTAGGTGAGATTGAAATGCAAGAAATAAATGATGAAGTAAGTGAAAGTTTATATTTGTGGAAATCTAGGTTAAAATATAATACTAAGTGTATGAGGTGCAAGCTTACATGCAAACAACCGAGAATAATGGATCTATATTGTTGCGGAAACTACGAACCAATCAAACTAAGGAAAAAGAGGAGCACTAAGAAATGACAGATGCAGAGAGAGCAGAGCAAGCAATAGATCATTGTATGAGAATCATAAAGAAGTATGTAACAGATACAGATAGAAAAGACCAAGTAGATCGCTTGTTAGAAAACTTTGGAGAGAGGATGTTTTTAGCTCCAGCTTCGACAAAAGAAGATCATCATTCAGCTTATAAAGGTGGATTGATTGTCCATTCAATGAGAGTAACTCAGAGAATATTTGATATTTGTAATGGGCTAGGATTAAAAAATGATGAAGTTCCTCATGAAAGCAAAGTTATAGTAGGAATATTCCACGACATAGGCAAAATAGGATCATACGATGGAATACCTCATTACTTGACACAAAATTCAGACTGGCATAGAGAAACACTTGGGCAGTATTACAAGTATAATGAAGAGCTTAACGATGGGTTAACAACATCTCAAAGATCTATCAGAATTTTGACTAAGCTTGGATTGGATCTCACAGATAGTGAGTATATTTCAATCTTGTTCCACGATGGATTATATGTGAAAGAAAATGATTCATACTCAATGAAAGGTTCAGAAGATAAGCTTATGAGAATCACTCATATGGCTGATTCTTATGTGGCGTTAATAGAGAATATTTAATGGAAATATTTTTGTTTATTTTGGGCTTATTGGCCGGAGCAGGTCTCATGTATGTTCTGGTCAATCGTAGTGCTGATAGAATTGTAGAGTTAGAAAATATATTTGGAGAAATGTATGAGGAGTTTGGTGTTTTCACTAAAACATGTGAAGTAGTTCTGAATTCTTCACGTTATTCTAATGAACCAATGCTTATGACATTATTAGAGCAATTAGCGGGCCTTCATGTATATTTATTACAGATAGAAAACTTTTACACATTTGATTTAGAATTGAATGATGAAAACATAGAGGTAGAGGATCCAACAGGAAACCCTCCTCTGGAGACTGAAGATGGGAATGAACACCCTGAAGGAAGTTGAATTATTTGATGATATGACTTTGGATCTTATATTCAAAGAAATTTATGATCGATCAACTGAAGATAGAAAGAAAGCATTAGATACATATGATATGATTACAGCTGAAATGAAAACTGATGAAGATATTTTCATGATCGGTGATAAGGCCGATAGGTATCTTGATATTGCACAAAAATCTACAGACAACCTTACAAAAATGCTAACGGCTGCACAACGCCTATTGGAGTTGGATGCTGTTCAAGGAAAAGATGGAGTTAATGCTGATGATATTCACGATATACTTGAAAGATTAGATCAGATTCCAGATGAATTAAGAGATAGACACAAGAGAGTTGAAGCAGCAGAAGAAGTAGAAGAGCCTGAATCCAATTTTGAATTTGTATCAGATGAAGCTCTAGATACTGCAATTGAAGTTGGCAAGGATGCTATAAGAAGTATGAAAAAAACAAATCCAGGACAAATCGATAGCTTTTTCAAGCTTGAATTAGATGATGAGGAAAATCTAGAAAGGTTTAAATAGATTGACAGTATTAGGCATTGATGTTGCAACTAATACTACAGGTTATGCCGTTGTAAATGAAAAAAAAGAACTACTAAAGTATGGTATTATAGACACATCCAAACAAAAAGATTATTTCGATAAAGCAGAAATATTTACTCTCCAATTAGAGCAATTAGTTGGAGAGTTTTGTTTTGACAGAATCGGAATAGAAGAAATACTTAGTAGATTCAATGCAGGACATTCTAGTGCAAAAGTAGTAATCGCTCTTGCAAGATTTAACGCATTAGTAAGTTATAAATGTTATCAGCTAAAAGGCGAAAGACCATTGCATATAAATGTTCTAACAGCTAGAAAATTAGTCTTAGGTAAAATTCCGAGGAGTATAAAACAAAAGGAATATGTATTAAAATTTATACAAGAGCTCTATCCAAATATAGAACTTCCTAGAATGAAAAGGAAAGATGTTTTATCGAAAGATGCATATGACATAGCAGATGCTATAGTAATAGCCTTGGCGACTTTAATATATGATGAGAGCAAATAGTGTTTTTGAAAAATTAAGAACAATTTTAGGAGAACCGAAGAAGCTGCCCGATGGTAAAGGAGACGCAGCTTTTTTGTGTTTAAATTGCAATCACACAACTCCTCATCTAGTAATCAATATCAATAATGAAAAATATCATTGTTGGATTTGCGAGTTCGGTGGTCGAGGTATCAAGAAGATGCTCCTTAAATTGCATCTTCCAAAAGAAGCTCAGAGGTTTTCAACAGAAGTCTATGACTTATCTAGAACTATAGATAATGTAAAGCAAATGTTGAGAGGTGATGTAGAGGATAGAACAGATTATTCCATAGCTATTCCAGAGGGATATAAACAAATATATTTGAAGCAAAATTGCTTTCAATATAACATGGGTTATGATTATCTAATAAACAGAGGATTGACTGATAGAGATATACTTCGCCACAACATACTGTATAATGTATCAGCCAGGCGAGTACTCTTCCCATCCTACGATTCAAATTTCAAGCTGAATTATTACCTAACTAGAGCTATTGACGAGGTACCCTACAAATATCTAAACGCAAAAATACCAAAGACGGAATTCATATTTAATGAGCACTTGATCGATTGGACTAAACGGTTGTTGCTAGTAGAGGGCGTCTTCGATTCAATACTCTCGAATATGAATTCCGTTCCTATTTTAGGATCGATAATACGAGAACAACACAAATTATATAAACAAGTGGTTAAGTTTCAGACGCCAATTATCATAGCTTTGGATCCAGATGCTTTTGACAAGCAAATTAAAATAGCTAACACATTTATTAATAATAACATAGAGGTACTATTTGTTGACATGAGAAGTACAGATAAAGATATAGCAGACCTGGGCCCAGAAGGCTTTGAGAACATATTAACACACAATAGCAAGAACTACGATCTGAGATCAAGAATTGAGGGAGAATTGGAGATTCTATGAAAATCGTTCACATTGCAGATGTACACATTAGATTATTAAAACGACATAAAGAATATAGAGAAGTATTTGAAGATTTGAAAGCATCATTAAGTAGAACTCGACCTGATGCTGTTGTAGTTGCTGGTGATATATTTCATAATAAAGTTAATCTTTCACCAGAAGCTGTTGAGATAGGTAGAGAGTTTTTAGAGATAATATCTGATTCATGCCCTGCTTATTTGATAGTTGGAAATCACGATTGTATAGTTAATCAACCTGGTAGAAAAGATGCTATTAGTCCATTACTAAAATACAAATATAAAAATAGAATAAGTCTATTTAGAAAAAGTGGTTTTGATTATCTTCCAGAACACAAAGTTGCTTTTGGAACATTTGCAGTTAATGATGAAGCCAATTATCCATTTCATATAGGAACAAAAAGAGAAGGATATACTTACATAGCTTTGTTTCATGGTGCTATAAATTCAGCTAAAACTGATGTGAACTATGTGTTAAGGACAGACAATAATATAAACATGTTCAAAGAATATGATTATGCATTGCTTGGAGATATACATAAACGACAGAGTATGGGACCGGGGATGGCTTACCCAGGATCATTAATACAACAGAACTTTGGTGAAGAAATACAAAAGGGATATTTGCTTTGGGATACTGAAGAAGGTACTAGCCAGTTTGTAGATTTGTATAACAAGTATGGTTTCTATACTATACGATTAAAAGAAAAAGATATAGAGAATTTTGATCAAAAGAAATTCAAAGATATGCCTGTCAAGCCATACGTTAGAGTATTGGTAGAAGGATCTTCTTACAATCAGATCATGCTTCAAAATTTAGCATCACAAATCAAAGAGAGATATAATCCGCTCTCAATTTCAGTAGATGTAGATTTGATAGCAGGATCTAATGATCTGAATATTGAAGATTTGGAAATTGATAATGTATCTCAGTTGCCCGTTCAGCATAAGCTCATAAGAAGATGGTTTGAAAATACAAACATTACTAAGAAAGAATTAGACAAGATAATTAGAATCCATACTGAGCTGTTCACAACTATAGTGACTGACGATATTGGTAGTATGGGAAATAATTGGGCAGTAAAGAAGATCAATTTTTCAAATGCATTCTCCTATGGTGAAGATAATTCTGTAGATTTTGAAGCGCTTAATGGATTGGTAGGAATATTCTCTCCAAATGCTTCAGGTAAATCTGCATTGTTGACTACTATTATGACTGGAATATTCAATATGTCTGATAGAGTCTCAAGGAATAACATTGGAGATTTGATTAACAAGCAAAAGGAGCAAGCTGATATTGAGCTTTATTTTTCCGTCGATAATAGAGAATTTGTATTAAGGAGACAAGTAACTAGGCAAAAGAAAGATCGAGAAAGGGGATTATCAACTGTAAATCTCTGGGAAATAATGGCTGGTGAAGAAATAGCTCTATCTGGTGAAGCTACAAAAAATGAAACAGAAAGAATAATACGGTCATTGGTTGGAAACTATATGGACCATAGCATGACCACGTTTGGAATGCAAGGCAAGTTAACTGATTTCATTGATGAGTGTGATGCTGGTAGAATTCAGTATTTGTCTAAGTTCCTCGGATTAGATATCGTGGAAGCTATATATCTAGCTGTTAAGGGTGAATGTGATGGTTTGAAAAGATTGATAAAACAATACAAGGAGCATGATTTCAAATCTATTTACAAAGGGTATGTTGAAACAAGAGATAATACGCAAAAAGAATTAGACAAGGGTCATAAATTGAAAGAGAGGATTTCTGCCGAGTGTAGTTCTATAAAGACTAGAATTTCTGATTTGAATAAATTGCTTAAGAATATTGATAGTGGTGTTATAGATCCTGAAGAAATAAAACTCCAAATCTATAAGACTGATAAAAGAATAGAAGAGTTAGTTCACAAGGAAGCTGAATTATCGGTTGAAATAGGCAAAACAAAAACTACATCTAGAAAAGTCTTCAGGCAGTTGAAGAAATTCGACATTGAAAAATTAAAAGCACAGATGGAGGAGTATCAAGCAAAGATTACTGAAATAGGAACATTAAAAAATAAGAGCTTATTATTAAAGAAAGATATATCGTCGGCTAAAAGATTGACTGAAAATCTGAAGAAACATGATTGGTTCGAAACTGATCCAAATTGTAAGAAGTGTGTGTTTTTATCCGATGCTTTCCAGTCTAAAAATTCATTAGAAAATTTGAATATAGAGTATGATACTATAATTAAAGAGATGAATGGATTATCTAGTGATATCGAAGGCCTAAAAGAAAGTGCTTTCGAACATGAAAAAGCAAATAATCTCGACAAGGAATTAAGCGGGTTAGAATATCAATACAAGATGAGTCTTGTTCAAAGAGATAAAATCAAAGCTAGTATTAAGAATTGCAAATTAACACGAAATAATCAGAAAGCTTTGTTAGATCAGTACAATAACAATGAAGCTGCTATTAAGCACAATGAAGGAATAAAAAATGAAATAACAAAGCTTGAAGCAAGTAGCAAGGATTTCGAAAAGAAGCTAACAAAATTGGATAGAGCTATATCAGAGCAGAATGTGGCACTTGGTGGAATAAAGCAGAAGATAGAAGATCTAGGTAATTCAATTCAACAATTGAATGATATTGAAGAATCATTTAGATTAGCTTCAATGCTCAAGGACGCACTGTCTAAGGATGGCATACAGCTTCAAATTATCAAGAAAGTGGTTCCTAGAATCAATATGGAAATTAGGAAGATACTATCTAATGTAACTGAATTCGATATAGCAATTGAGGTTGATGATGAAACTAGAGATATAGAAATATACATAAATGATGGAAGTAGTAAGAGGCAGATAGATCTTGGTTCTGGTATGGAGAAGACCATTGGTGCTATTGCGATTAGAGCAGCCTTGGCTAATGTATCTCTAATTCCAAGATGCAATCTATTTGTTATAGATGAAGGATTTGGAACCTTGGATTCTGATAATCTTAATAGTATGAATATGTTCTTGGGTCAATTGAAATCAATGTTCAAGATCGTATTAATAATATCGCATGTTGATTATCTTCAAGATATTATAGATTATAACATATCGATCAACAAAGATGAAGAAGGATTTTCACAAATAGACATCAAGTAGAATTAGTGTATATTTATAATAAAGAGAGGTAGATTATGGGTTTAGGAGGTTTGCTTAAAGGCGCAGCAGGTATCATAACAGGTGGATTATCAGGATTGCCTGGTAAAATCATAGAAACTGTTTCAGGTCAATTTCCTGAAAAAATGAGTGAAGCCGAAAAGGCTGCTCTTGAAGTTAAGATTCAACAAATTGTTCATCAACAAGAAGTAGAAATGTTAGATAAATGGAATGAAGAATCAGAGAGTCATAGACTATTTATCAGTCAGCACGAAGGAACTGCTTCTGATTTAGCTCAATTAGGCTGGTTAGGAAAAATTTTATTAGGACTTCGAGGAATACAAAGACCTGTTTGGGGATTTGCAACACTTATTTTAGATTTTAAAGTCGTAGGTGCATTTTTAGGAGGAGGAATGACAACAATGTTTGCAGCTCAATCAGCTGTAATATTAATGTATCTATTGATGGCAATTAATTTAATCGTATTAACATTTCTATTTGGTGAAAGAACTATTAAGAATATCATGCCTCTTATAGAATCTGCAATTAAAGCTTGGAAGGGAAATAATTAAAATATATGAATGTATGTATAGAAGAAAACTGCAACTCGATTATTTCATCTGGAGCTAGAAGATGCATGAGTTGTGCTACAACTATAAGAAATTTAAACAGACCCAGAAAAATTAAAACTATTTTATATTGTTCTGAGTGCAATTCTAAGTTGTATTTTAGAAACAAATCTGGTTTGTGTAGAAGTTGTTCATCTATAGTGAGAGCTAATACTGCAACCGGAAAAGCTATATTGTCTAGAAATGGAAAATTAAATCTAGGAAGAAAACATACAGAAATTGCCAAGGAAAATTTTAAAATAGGAGCTAACAAACAATCTACTAGGTTAAAAAAACGAGAAGCAAGAATAAAAGAAATAAAAGAAAAGGGTATAGCTCTACCGAATTATAACCCTAATGCTTGCAAAATAATTGATGAATATGGTAAAAAATATGACTATAGCTTTCAACATGCTATGAGAGGTGGAGAGTTTAAAGTATTGGGATATTTTGTAGATGGGTATGATAAAGATAAAAATGTAGTTATAGAGTACTATGAACAACATCATCGAAATCAAACAAAAAGAGATATAAAGAGACAAAAAGCAATAACTGATCATTTAAACTGTAAATTTATAATTATTGAAGAAGATTAATGAATGAGGGTAGAATAACTGATGTTATAGAAGTTAAAGGTTGGAAGTAAAAACATAGAACATAAAATGAGAAATTTTATCAAACATACGAGATAAACTATGAAGTTAAGAGAAGCCAGAAGAAAAAGAACACAATTGCACAGAGGAACTGACGGTCAGTGGCGTGCAGACATGGGTACTGTCAAAAAATTCATTCAAAGCATAAAGGGTAGTACAAAAATTGAAGTAGAAACAGGCAAAAGAGCTCGGGCTAGTTTTTACGTCTATGAAGACAAGAAAAAGAATACTGGTTTCAGTGTTGGAATTTATACAGACATAGCAGAATATGAATATACGATTGGCACTTTTGTTGAAGGCATGAATTCAACTCAAGTTGAAGAAGGAACAAGTGCTGAAGGATGGCAAGTGGGCAGAAAGAAAGCTGATTTGATGAAAATGTTGAATGAATTAAAAACAAAATTACAAAGAATGCAAAGTAAAGGCGTAGTACAATCTACTGCCGATTCAAAAGGCGGCAAAAACGGAGCTAAATAATGAAACTAAAGGAAGCGGTTAGAATGTTAGGTGAAGGTGCCAGAGAAAAGGCAGCTGAAAAATTTCTATCTGACATGATTAACCGATCTCCATTTAAAGGAAAGGTTTTCATAGCAGGAGGTTATGTTAGAGATGAATTGATGGGAATAGATCCCAAAGATATCGATTTGGTTATTGAATTGCCAGATGGAGGTATCAAGTTTGCCGAGTGGGCTACTAAGAAGATGGGGAACTATAAAAAAGGATCAAACCCAGTCGTATACAAAAGATTCGGTACTGCTAAATTCAACCTAGCTGGAACATATAAAGGATTTGACCTTGGCGATATAGAAATAGAATCAGTAATGTCAAGATCAGAACAATACTCTAAAGGGTCAAGAAAGCCCAAAGTACAATCAGGAACATTGAAACAAGATGTAGAAAGAAGAGATTTCACAGTCAATAGTTTATTGAAAAATCTCTCGACAGGTGAAATAGTAGATCTAACAGGACAAGGCAGAGCAGATCTAAAGAAGGGTGTTATCAAGACACCATTAGATCCTGATGTCATTTTTACAGAAGATCCTCTTAGAATGCTTAGAGCTGTGCGTTTTACAGCAAAATATGGATGGCAACTTCCCTTGTTTATGATCAAAGCTATGAAGAAGAATGCAGCTAAGATCAACAACATTTCAGATGAAAGAGTAAGGGAAGAGCTAGACAAAATGATTACAACAAAAAGTCCTAAGCAAGCCATAAAGATTCTAAAGGTTACAGGATTATTGAAATATGTTATGCCAGAACTTCAGGCTACGGTTGGTGTGTGGCAAAACAAACATCACGATAAGGATGTATTCAATCATATTCTGGATGTAGTTCAAGGAGTGCCTCCCGAACTACCAAGAAGATTGGCAGCTCTATTTCATGATATTGGTAAACCAACGGTTAAAAAGGTTATCGATAATGAAGCCAGGTTCTTTGGTCATGAAGATATAGGATCAGAGATTGCTGGTGAAATAATGAAACGTCTGAAATATCCCAATGCTGTTATCGATAGGATAAAGATTCTTGTTGCTAATCATATGAGATTGAAACAAACTGGCAGAAAGGGTGAAAAGGCAACAAGCAAACAGCTCAGAAAACTAAAGAGAGTAATGGGTGATCATTTAGAAGATCTATTGCATCTAATGGATTCCGACAATAGAGCACACGGTCCAAGCTCCTCTATGCCTGATCAGATAAAAGGAATTAGAGGTAGATTGGATAAGCTATCCCAAGATACACCAAAAGATCTATCTAGCCTACCTATTTCAGGAAATGACATTAAAAATAGCTTTAAACTTAAGCCGGGTCCTATTTATAAGGACTTGTTGAACGCTGTTCAAGATGCGATTGACGAGAATCCGAAGTTGACTAAACGTCAGGCACTAATCATAGTTAGAGATAAACTAAGAGAAACTAAATGAAATTAATTGAAGCAGCTATTACAGATGGATTTGGATCTTTCGAGGTGGGAGATAAACTCACTATTGAGGTCAGTTAAATGAATCTGTTAGTAGAGCGTATAGCTGACAATGGTGATTCAACACTTGGTGTTCTGTATGAAAAAGTATACATACACAAGGGTTATCATAAAGAATTACTAAGTTTCACAATAGAAGATGAAGCTAGAACCATAAAGGTTTATGGTGAAACAAGAATTCCCGAAGGCACATATACGATTCGTCTTAGAAATGAAGGTGGATTCCATCAGAAATATTCAGCTAAATACAGTTCTATGCATAAAGGTATGTTATGGCTTCAAGATGTTCCTGGATTCGAATATGTTTTAATCCATACAGGAAATGATGATGAAGATACAGCCGGCTGCTTATTAGTGGGCGATAAACTAGTTCAGAATGTAACAACAGCAGGATTTGTACAAGATTCTGTTAAAGCCTACAAGAGAATCTATCCAAGAATTGCTCAAGCAATAATGGATGGCAATAAAGTAACGATTGAATATATTGATATAACTAAAAAACATTTCTAGAAAGGCATACTGTGAATATAGTGATGTTGTCCAATGATGAGTTTAGATTAAAATCGTTTATAAAATGGATGCCAGATGAAAATTTTGATGATTGTCATTTCTATATGGTTACTGATGATAACAAATTTGATTTTGGTGACAGACTTAAAAAAATATTGAAAGAACAAGATAGAATAAAGCACTGGTCTATTCATACTATTAGCAATATAATCACAATGTACAAACATCGCTATGGATTGAGCGAAGAGGCGGAAAAACTAATAGAAAAAACAAAATGTGTTCTCATCAAACCGTTACTGTTAGGGTATTTCAACAAAATGCCGGGCTTAAGTAAATTCATGTACATCGATGATGATGTTCTATTCATAAAGAATATCAGAGAAATGTACAACAAATACGATAACTGTATTACCTGTATGGGAAGAAAGTGTGCCTTACCAGAAAAGGATTCGTATATCTTAGATGATTTGAATGAAATAATGGGTTCAAGCATTACATTAGAAAATTTAAAGCAAAACGGAGTTAATGCAGGCGTAGTCATATTGACTAGAAGCGATGACAAATTGATGGATTATGCTATAAAATTCATCGATGGAGAATCCGTTAAGAAGAAATTATCAGGAAGAACGCGGTCAGGCGTATTAGATGAAAGGTTCTTATCAGCATTCTTCTTAAAAATAAATGGTTCAAGTTTCATTTGGCCCAAAGAAATAAGATTAGAAGATAGAAGGAAACCTATTGCAGATAGACTTACTGCTAGAAACTTTTTCCACATGAACGTAGACGTTAACTATAAGAGATTGGTTGACTGCTACGAGTACAATGAAGAGAAAGATAGCGTCGTTAGAATAAGAGAAGATATCGTAATAGATTAACAGCAAAGAATTTCTAAGTATATTTATTAATAAATGTGTAGTTAAATGTGGAGAAAATGAATGGCACTACCTGATTACGAACATGTCTCACTAGGTGCAACGGGCGGAACAACCGCTGCAGTTACCAACCGCGTTGCTCTTGACTCAAACGCCTGGTCTATAACAGTGCCGATTGGTTTTACAGCTAGTGAGATAAACATACAAGTTAACAACCATAGAGCAATTGATCCCTCCTCGGCCAATAGAAGATTGCTACCACGAGATTTTGCACTCAAATCAATTGCCGCAGCTAAAGATAGTTCAATATCTGCAGATGTATTAGATCCTGACTTCAATGATAAATGGGTCGTATTAAGTAATTTAACTTCATCAGCTTATGAAGGAACAGGAAGATTTAGATGGATGAGATTGGCTGCAGCTGATGCGGATGAATGGTTACAACAAACATTTGAAGCTTATGTTTCTAGACATCACGATTCTAAATAATATAAGAGTTTATGAATGAAAATTAAAGAAGCAAGACTTAATGAGAGAGATACAATCCCCGGCAATGCTATGAAACATGTCGAGGACTGTATGGATCCTATTCGATCAGCTATAGATTTGATGCGAAGGGAAAAAATGCAAAGGACATTTTGAAGAGATTGCGGAGAATCGATAAAGATTTAGATGAAGTGTTTTATAAACTTCAAGATATAACTTCAGATTGGCCTAGTTAAATATAAAGCGAGGTAATATGGCAGAAGAAGAAAGTTTGTATAACCCTAGTAAGCATGTAGGAGTTCATCCAGAAACAGGAATTCCTTTGGTAAGAGCAAAACATAAATGGGTTAAACCAAAATCATCAGGACCGGTCAAGCAGGAGTTTAAGCCTCTTAGGCCCTTCTTTTGTGATTGTAAAGATCCAGAAACTGGTGAAGAATGTGGAGGTATGATGAGAACATGGGATGATATGTTCTATATGCAGTATGGAATGTGTGAAAAATGCTATCTCAAGTATAATCCACAGCTTAAAGAGATTGAAGAAGAGCTGGACAATAAAAATGAGGAAGTTTAATAAGCTAACTCAATTGCTTATAACAGATTGTAATCACAGAGAAACTGAATGAAAATTAAAAGATCAGATATTGAAGCTGTTGTTAAAGAAGTATTGCAAGAAATGGAAGCTAAGGTAAAGAAAGGTGATTATTTTAATCACGAAGGTGAGACTTGGGTAGTTGTTACTCCTGGTACTACTGAATCCAGAGTCGCCGTTGCAACGGGGATGGGAACGTGGCGGGAAAAAGGTATCCAGGACAACAAGATCATAGTAAAAAATAGAACAACAAGCATGAAATAATGGAGACAATAAATGTCAGATGTATATACACTTTCACCAAATAGGGTGGATCAAAACACAAGAGTTAGAAATGCAATGGAATGTATTGCTAACTATATAAATCTGATCCCTGAAATGAATGTTAACTTCATTGCTGACTCATTCACTCTATCGACACAAAAGTATGGAGCAGTAAATGACCATTTATTCTCCGCTAATTGTCAAGAAGAGATGGATACGATTGCAAAGAATTTAGAAACTTATCTCAGAGATGAAGATTTCAAAAGCGTAAGTGTCAAACCAGCTGAAGATCATGGTGATGGTAAATCAGATTTTGATACAGGTGGCTACTTCGATTTAACTCCAATGGGATGGGGTTCAGGTGTTCATTCTGGAATCAATTCAGGAAGACCAGTGCTTTATACAGTTAAAGCAACTTATGATTATTCAGTAAAACTTTAGAGAAAGCATTTGACTGATGCGCTATTGATAAAAAGTATAAAAGCAATGCTATACGCATTGCATTTAAAAGTGCCTCCTTATGTGATCACACAAATAATGAACAAGGTAGCACCGATTATACAGCCATTGATGGAGAATAAAGGAATGAAACTAAAAAACATACTAACAGAAGACATAGCAGATGATAAATGGATTCACCAATTTGGTAATTATCTAGATGCTAGTGATATGTCTAAAATGAAAGATGATAGCCATACACAAGTCTGGGAATTTTATATAGATGATATCGATCCCAATGAACCAGTAATAATAAACTTTTACAACTACAGTGGTTGGGAAGCTACATTCAAAGGAAAGCAGTTTGCAAAAGGATCAACTGCAAATAGACCACAAGTTGAAGCTAAGATATTAAAAAAATATATGGCTAAAATGAGATAAAATATGAAATTGAAATCAGCAATGAATGAAGAAGAGTGGGGAGTTTTCTCATCTGGCGGATCGATTGGGAATAAAAGTGGTGGCAAGCCAATTGCAACTGGAAGTAAAGAAGATATGCAGGCTAAAGCCAAAAGAATGACTAAGTCATTATCGCCTGGTGAAAAGAAATATTACAAAATGAAATATTCAGCTAGAGCAATAAAGTGAAACTAAGAGAAGCCATCACTATCAATGTCAAAGTTGGCGATACTATTCTTACAGGAAAATTTAAGAACAAGAAAACTGTGATCAAAACAATTTCAACTGATGAACACGGAATGCCTGTGATCAATGGTAGAAAAGCAGCTACATTCCGAATAATGAGAGATAAAGAATGAAACTAAAAGATACTAATGTAATCGAAGAAGGAATTGTAGATACTCTTCTAAAGAAGATGGGTATTAGAAAAGAAACAAATATGCAAAAAGCCATAAATCTAGTAAAGAAAAGTATAGAACGAAAAGGATCAATGGCTTCAGAGGAATATGCAAACCAAGTTTCTGAGAAGTTTGGCTTAGAATTAGGTATGGATGGATTAGTGCGATTGGCTTTGGCTAGTATGATAGATGATTTAAAAAATGATCCAGGCCCTAGTCATCTTGACAGACGTTATTAAGAGAGATAAAGAATGAAATTAAACGAAGCTAATGAAATGAACAAGTTAGATGAAGCTATCAGAAATTTAACTGATTATATTAATTCGTTAAACCGATCAGGAAAAAATCCTAAAAATATTCTTAAGTCTTATGTGTTGCCAGAACTTGAACGACTAGTTAGATGAAGTTAAGAGAATCTATGAAGCGTTCTTATAGATTAGCTGCAGGAAGTAATGATAAAATCATAGTCTATGGAGCAACATCAAAAGATACAGCAGCATTACAAGATGAACTAGGACCAAATGTAGGAAATGCAGGAATAAAAGTGGTTATAAAGACTGACAAATATAATTTAGAAAGATCATTTCAAGCCTTAGACGATCTAGGGTTTATGAGAGAATAAAATGCGATTAAGAGAAGCTGATAAAGATAGAATATATCTTAAATCTAAGAATCCTGATGAAATGAAAGCAATGAAAAGAGGAATTGCATTGCGTAAAGTGCACACCGATATTGGGAAATTGAAATCAGAAATTGAATATCTTCAAAGATCAATAGGCCGGGATGGTTATACACCCGATGTAAAAAAATTTATACGAAATATTAAAACATATAAAAAAAGCTAGTGAAATATCCGAAAGATGGACAAAACGATAAAGAGAGGGCATATTGTGGATTTAAGTATTGAGAACGTAGAACGTTGTCTTAACTATAAGAATGCAGAAGAAAGGGATGTAGTAAAGCAGTATTTTACAAATCCATCACAAGTAGATAGAACAAAGAAAACTATAGTATTTAGCACACCTTCAGAAACAGGAACAAGTTTCTTTAGAGTTTTTGAACCCATGAGGGTTATGTGGAAACACCATAGGGATGAAGCAAATTTCATTTACACCGAGGGAATTCAACCCAATCATTTGAAATTAGCTGACCTCACAATTCAGCATAGAGCTGGTAATTTACATTCACATTTCTTATCTGTTTCACAGATGTGGCCAAAGACCGAAACCAAGCCTTTGATTGCTCACGATGTAGATGATAATGAATTCAACTTGCCAAGAACTCATCCAATGAGAGACTTATGGTATATGTCTGGTAAAGATAAAATGTCTATCCAGGCTCTTAAGCAATCCGATTTTGTTATGACGACAGGTCAAAAGCTTAGGAAAACATTCAAGCTAATGAATAATGATGTACACATAGTTAGAAATATGTTTGATTGGGATTTGCCACAATGGAATCTCAAACATGATGATGTAAGAAATGAGATGCTTCCTCAATGGAAGAATGTTCAAGACAAAATAATAGTTGGTTGGGCAGGTCTCACATCTCATTTCGAAGACTTAAAGAGAATGCATAGATCGTTAAAGGTTATTCATGATAAATACCCGAATACGCATTTTGTTTTAGCAGGAATGGCATTAAAAGATTCAGCTGTTGAAGTACAATACAATGACAAAGGCGAGCCTGAATTCAAATCAAAAGAAATAGAAGATGAAAATCTTCTATACAAGAATAGAGTAAAGAATCTCTATGGTGATTTTGATTCTAATAGACTGGCAATATTTGATGCTCTTCCTTTAGAGGAATATGGAAAATTCTATTCATTGTTTGATATTTCATTAGCTTATATTGAACACAATGCATTTAATTCTTGTAAGTCAGAAATCAAGGTTATCGAATCGCTAAGATATAATGCAGTTCCCATATTTAGCCATTATGGGGGCTACAAAGATTACTGGCATGATATAGTTCCTAAGAATATTCAGCACAAATACCTGGCCATTGATTCAATGATGCCAAAGAGATGGACAGAAGCTGTTGAATATTGGGTAAAGAAATTCGAAGAAGATAGAGAGTATGTGAAGAAAGTAATTGATCCAATTGCTAAATTCACTTGTGACTATTACGATATGAATGAAAATGCTGAAGATAGGATATTCTTTCTATTAGAAAAAGCTGAAGAACATGAGGAAAACGAAGTTAACCGCATCGCTAAAAACTATGGATAAAATCAAATGGCTGAGATTAAATTGTGGGACGATTTATTTAATGTAAGAAGAGAAGGAACTGCAGGTCATCTAGATATTAATTGGGTATTAGCAGATATAGGTGTGAATGAAACTATGCTTGTTCTTCCTGAAGATATAGATGGAGAATCACTTCAATTCATATATAATGCAGTAGGATCTGGTCATACATTTTCTCATTCAACAAAGCAACATTATGTAGCCATTTCTCATAGAATGGATGATGTGATTGAAGAAGCAATTAATAAAGCTTAATGGAGACAAGAATTGGAAAACTTTAGTGCACGACTTCGAGAAATCATCAAAGAAGTTATGGCGAAATATGGAATAGAAGAAGGCAAGCGTAAAAACATTGTTGTTAGAGGTGGAAAGAGAGTAAAAAAGTTTACAGCTGACACTGGACAAAAGATGAAAGGTGGGAAAGCCGTTAGAATGGGTGCAGCCGAAAAGGTTAACAGAAAAAGAGGTTCTCGACATGCTGCTTTAAAGAAGAAAGGAAAGCAAAGTAGAATTTCAAAGAAGAGAAAAAAATCGATGAAACGTAGAAAACAATTCGGGCTACACTAGGAGAAATAAAGATGTTAATTTGTCATGTATGTGAAGGTAAGAAGCTGTTGAAGACTTTACAAGAGGTTATAGTATGCCCTTCTTGTCAAGGAACAGGACAAGTTGTAAAGAAAAACGAGAACAATGAGAGCGATAATAAAAACAAGGAACTCTTGCTTGAAATTGTTTAAAAGTTAATAAAATTGTATTAATATATCAATACTTAATACAATAATTGAATAAGTAAATCGATGCGGTAGACTGCTAGAATGGTAATGGGTGCGTCTGATTGTTTTCTTTTATTATAATAAAGGAAAATAATATGTGGACATGTCCTAAATACGAATATTATAGCTCTAGAGCTGGGCACATAAAAGTAGACAGAAAGTGGGAACTTATCTTCGCAGAATATCTAGATGAATTAGGTGTTAGATGGGAAAGAAACAAGCCAAGGTTTCCATATATTAATCTAAAAAATAGAGAATCTACCTATTGTCCAGTTTTTTTTGTATACGACTGGAACGAGCATATAGAAATAAAAGGATATAAAACAGAATTAGATGAGTGTAAATGGAGACAATTTCCGGTTGAAGAAAAATTATCAGTGTGGCATAAAAAAGACTTAAAAAGAATTAATATAATCAAATAAAAAAGCTGTATCGCTGAGGAGAGCCTGGCAAGGGTGAGCTAAGCAGTTTGCTAAACTGTAGTCATTCAAAAGTGGCTTACGAGTTCAAATCTCGTGCTCTCCACCATTTTATAATTTGTCTTTAAGGAGCAATAAGATATGAATCTTAAGGAGCTAGCAAAAGCTGAACAATCTAGACATGAAAGTGAAAACTGGGAAGGTTCATTTGAGGAATATCTCAAAATGGCCAAAGAAGATCCTAGAATTACTCATAATGCTTATCAAAGATTGCATGCTGCAATTCTTCACTATGGAACTACAGAGCATACAGAGCTTAAAGAAAAGATTATTCATTACAAGCTCTTCGATGATCCATTTGAAGATGGTGTAGATGCTATCCGAGGATTAGATAAGTCGCTGATGGATTTTGTCAGGCTGTTAGAAGCTGCATCAGAAAGTTTTGGAGTTGATAGAAGAATCTTATTGCTCCACGGCCCTGTTGGTTCTTCAAAATCTTCTATTGCTAGAGTAATCAAGAAGGGTTTGGAAGATTATACACGAAAGCCCGAAGGTGCACTCTATACTTATCGTTGGATAAAAGTAGATGATCACGATGAATCTGGTGTTGGAGATAAGATTGTTGATTGTCCAATGCATGAAGATCCAATTCATTTGATTCCTGCTAGACATAGAAAAGACCTTGGTTTCGATCATGTCAAAGGTAATATCTGTCCATTGTGCAGACATTTTTATATAAAGTTGATGGATACTCATGAAGGTGACTTTGAAAAAGTTATCAAAAATCATATTCAAGTTTTCAGGTTTGTATTTTCAGAAGATAATAGAATGGGTATCACTACATTCCAGCCTAAAGATGAAAAGAATCAGGATTCAACAGAGCTAACAGGCGATATTGATTACCGAAAGATTGCTGAATATGGAAAAGATTCTGACCCTAGAGCATTTAATTTCGATGGTGAGCTCAACTGTGCTAATCGAGGTTTTATTGAAATGATTGAGATGCTCAAGCTTGATACTGCATTTCTTTACGATTTGCTTACAGCATCTCAAGAACATAAGATTAAGCCTAAGAAGTTTGCTCATGTTGACATTGATGAAGTTATTCTTTCACATACCAATGAGCCAGAATTCATTAAACTTCAAAAGGATAAGTTGCAGGAAGCTCTGAGAGATAGAATCGTTAAGGTAAATATTCCTTATGTATTGAAGCTCGATGATGAAATTAAGATCTATGAGAAACTGTTCAAGTCTGATACAGTAGGAAAGTTTATTGCTCCTCATACTCTCGAAATTGCAGCAATGTGGGCTATTTTGACAAGGCTCGAACCTCCTGTTGGAAATATTACATACGTTCAGAAGATGAAGTTATACAATGGAAGAGCTCTTCCAGGATTCAATGAAGAGAATGTTAAAGAGCTTCAGGAAAAAGCAGTTCGAGAAGGAATGGACGGAATTTCTCCAAGATATATTCAGGACAAAATCTCAAATGCAATTGTGAATCATCCAGAAGTTGTAAATGTTAATCCATTTATGGTTTTGAATGAACTTGATTCGGGCCTTGATGGATATTCTCTAATCGAAAGTGAAGATAGGAGAAAGGAATTCAGAGCTTTGCTGGAAGATGTTAAGACTGAATATGAAGACATTATTAAGAATGAAGTTCAAAGAGCAATCGCAGCTGATGAGGAAGCACTTCAAAAGTTGTTTGCTAATTACATTGATAATGTTAAGGCTTACACAAGCAGTGAAAAGGTGAAAAACAAGTTGACTCAGAAAGATGAAGAACCAAATGAATCTTTGATGAGATCAATAGAAGAGAAAGCCAGAATTCCTGCAGATAGGAAGGATGATTTTAGACAGCAAATCATGAATTATATTGGTGCTTTGGCTGTTGATGGAAAGAAGTATGATTATAAATCCAATGAACGACTGCTTCAGGCACTTGAAAGAAAGTTGTTTGAAGATCAGAAGGATACAATCAAGATTCATCAGCTCGTACATGGCACGGTCGATGATGATACTCAAGGAAAAATTGATATTGTCAAGACAAGAATGATTGAAAATTATGGTTACGATGATCAATCAGCTCAAGATGTTCTCGAATATGTATCTTCAATTTATGCAAGGTCAGATTCTAAAGATGAGAATTAATTATGGCAACTGTCAAAAAAGATCAATCTCGATTTAAAAAGAAGATTAGAGAGAATGTAAAAAAGAACATTAAGAATATTATCAATGGGGAATTTCAATCTGTAAAGGGTGGAAAATCCGTGAAGGTTCCCATTGATAGCATTCACATTCCTCGGATCAGATATACGGTAGAAAATGAAGGTGGGGTTGGTAGAGGAGAAGGTGAAGAAGGAGAAGTGCTTGGAATTGATGAAGGCGATGGTGAAGGACAGCAACAAGCTGGCAATGAAAAAGGCCAACATTCAGTCTATGCTGATATTTCACTCGAAGAAGCCGCTGAAATTCTAGGTGAAGAACTTCATCTACCAAATATTGTGCCAAAGGGACAGAAAGTAATTGAAGGAGAAAAAGATAAGTATAACACAGTATCTGACTCCGGTCCCAGAAGCTTAAGACATAAGAAGCGAACACTAAAGAACACAATCAAAAGAGGTAGACCAGATTTGGTTCCTTATGTAAATGATTTCAAGTATAAATCTTGGACTCGCAGACCTTCTCCAATGAACAATGCTGTTGTATTTTATATGCAAGACATATCAGCTTCAATGAGTAGAGAACAACTAGTATTAGTTAGAACTATTTGTTTCTGGATTGAAGCTTGGCTATCAAAAGAATATGATAACGTCGATATTAGATATATCATGCACGATACGATAGCAGGTGAGGTTACACAAGAACAATTCTATGCTTATTCTCCAGGTGGTGGAACTATGATTTCAACAGCATTTCAAAAGATGCTTGAAAGAATCAAGCTATCATATCCTGTAGATGATTGGAATATCTATCCTTTCTATTTTGGGGATGGAGATAACTGGGGTGAAGATTCAGACATAGCTATTAAAATGGTGACTGAAGATTTGGTTCCTATTTGCAATCAATTGAGTATTGGAATAATCGAAAGTGCCTGGCAATCAGTTGGTAATTTCGGAACTCAATTGCAAGAAAAAATGCAGCATGATGAAGAGTTGGCAAAGAAATTAAGCATAACTACTATACAAAGTATAAACGGTGTTTACGATGCTATAAAAGAATTCTTAGGGAAAGGAAACTAACGTTCTTTCTTTGCTCTTTTTAGAATAAAAAACAAATTATATGATTTTTACTTACCTGATTATAATATATTGATTGAAGTTGATGGCATATATTGGCATGCTAGAAATGAAAATAATAGACCAAAATACTGGAAAAAGATAAAAAACAACGATGAATATAAAAACAAATTAGCAAAAGACAGAGAGTTTAAACTCGTCAGGATATGGGAAGATGAAATTCACAAAAAATGGAGATTTTGTTAACGATGAAAGACAAATTCAACTATATTGTAGATTTTCCAACCGAATTGAAAGATTGGAAATATGATATAGAGAAAATTGCTCTTGAAGAGGGTTTAAGCTTTTTCGATACTATTTTTGAGATGGTTGATTGGGATTCTTTGTATCAAATAGCAGGTAGAGGAGGATTTCCCGAACGATATCCTCACTGGAGTTTTGGTCAAGACTATGATCATATGAGTAAGCAACACTCATTCGGTGTCATGAAAATTTCAGAAATGGTTATAAATACAGATCCTTGTTATGCTTATCTAATGACAAGTAATAGTTTGGCCGATCAAAAAATGGTCATCGCCCATGTCTATGGACATGCAGATTTCTTCTTAAATAACATGTGGTTTAGCAAAACAGATAGAAAGATGCTCGATACAATGGGCAATCATTCTAAAATTGTCAATATGTATGTCGATCGATATGGTGAAGAATCAGTAGAGAGCTTCTTAGATATTTGCTTGAGTATAGATTCGCTGGTTGATAAGCATTCTATCTTTATTCAGAGAAAGTCAACACCGGTTAGAAAAATGGCTTCACCTCTTGATGAAAAAATAGAAAACATAGATGATGCTATTGATATTTTTGATATTGATCCTGAAAAGCAATACATGGATGAATTCATAAATAAAAAAGAAGATATTGAGAAGCTAAGAAAAGAAGCCAGAGACGATAAAAAAGAAGAAGATGAAAGAGATAAAGGATTGCCTGAAAAGGATATTCTATTGTTGCTAATTAATAGAGCTCCTATGAAACACTGGCAGCGACATATTCTATCATTGCTTAGAGAAGAATCTTATTATTTTGCTCCTCAAGCTATGACAAAGATTATGAATGAAGGTTGGGCTTCTTACTGGCACGAACATATTATGACAAAGAGACGGATTCTTTGTGATGATGAATTAATAGAATATGCAGAACAACATGCTGGAACAATGGGATCTAGTAAGCAATTGAATCCCTACAAGTTAGGATTAGAAATATTCAAAGACATAGAAGATAGATGGAACAAAGGTAAGTTTGGCAAAGAATGGGAAGATTGTGAAAATCTACAAGAGTTGGAAAATTGGGACAAAAAGGTGGGTAAGGGCAGGGAAAAGATTTTTGATGTAAGAAGAACTCATAACGATGTTGAATTTATTGATGAATTTTTTACTAAAGAATTGTGTGAAAAGCTACAGCTTTATAATTATGATAAGAGAGATCTTCCTGGAAATATTGGAAAGGTTTATATCTTAACTGATAGAGAGTTTGCTAAGATAAAACAGCGACTGTTATTCAGCCTATCTAATCATGGTTTGCCTGCAATCACTGCCACTGAAACTGATTTTCAGGGTAATGGAACATTGAAATTGGTTCATTCTACTGAATCTGACTATGTATTTGAAGAAGGTGAAGCCAAAGAAGTTGTTAAAAATATACAGGCTCTATGGAAGAAGCCTGTTCAATTGGAACTGACAAACAAAAATGGTAAATACACGTACACTAATAGAGGAGCTCAAACAACTGTTTCAAAATCGAGTATAGAACCAAAACCCAGTGATATTTATGATACATATGAATTTGAATAATTGGGGCAGAATCTGGATTCGACTGTTAATTGATCATACGAGTGCATCTAAACAACAAAAATATTCGACAACGAATACTCTTTAGCTGCTTAATCAGCTACGTGTGCCTTAGGGACTCCGATATTTAAGGATTTCACGTAAACGTTTCGGAATGTTAAAAGTAATACCTTTGCTACACTGTCATAAATTTTGCTTATTATTTTATGATTGCGATTCAAATAAGATATAGATGTGAATGACTTATATGCTAGGTTAGCAACACGCCGGTTCAAACCCGGCCTGCTCCACCAAAAAATTAGAGAAGGTTAATGTATATAAGAGATGTATTGGTAGAAAAAATTGATTACCAGAAGGAAATTATAGAAAAAGGATCCGACCTTATTACATCGTCAGATCCTTTTTTTAGAAATATAATCAAAGCTTCTACTGTATGCTCTGATGCCGTAAAAGAAATGTTGAAGAGCGGTAAAGTTCTTGTAAGGAATTCAAACAATAAAGCTCATAGCTATTATAGAGGGCCTTCTAGAAATAGAAAACCAGTAGATTCTAATCAGAGCACAGATGATTTTTTTGAAAAATACAGAAAGAAATACTGGCCTGATATTCCATCAAGAAGAAAAGCTACATTCTCGTTTTCTGCTAAAGTAACAAGCAGAAGTTTAGATGCTTATGAGGTGAGCGACTCCGGCTATGGTTCACAGCTATTGGTAGTGATACCAAAAAATGGTACCAAATATTTTCAGTCAAAATATATAAAAGATTTTTTTGATTCAACATTATCTAATGATATTAGAGATCATGTATCATTAGAAAGTATAGATCGATTGAAAAATGCTCTTAAAGATGCTGAAGAAGATTTAGAAAATAGAAAAATAGATCTTTTCAACACACAAAAACAATATGGAAAAATGGCTTTGATGCAAGATGAAATTAAAATGGCTAAGCGAAGAGTAGCATGGGCAGAAATGGATTTAGAATCCACTCACGATGAATATATTGCAGCTAAGCAGATGCAAGATCCGAAGAAAATAGAAAAATCAATGGACAGATATTTTAATCAGATCAATTGGAAAATTTCTCAATTGATTACTGGGAGTCATAAATTTGAAGTCGTAATAGAACACAAAGGTTATTTTGCATTCTCTGTAAAGATATGGGAAGCTTATATAAAGCAAATGAGAATACCTCCATTGAGAATATTAGAACCAGAATATGTCAAGGCTTTGAATGGTGCTATTAGGAAAATTAAGTGAAGCTAAGAGAAGCTATATTTAAGAGTGTTCCATTTGATGAGGTGGAAAAGCATGTTGATTACATACAAGAAAGAGTTGCAGGCAAAGGTTATAAGAAAATGTTGCAGCATATTGTAGCTATTTCTAATGGTGCTAGTAATGTAGTCAAGGATATGACAATGAAAAGAATATGCTTGGTAAGAGGAACAGATGCTAAAGGTTCTCCTGTATTTTCTCATTCGAAGAGAACAACTGAAAGAAAACCAGTTGATTCTAGAAGAGATATAGATGAATATGTAGAGCAATTTAGAGCTAAAAATTATGGTAGTATTCCATCAAGAAGAAAATCAGTCTACTGTTTCTTGACTAATTGGACTCGAGGGAATAGCAAAGCTGGAATGAATGAATATGCTAGAAGTTATGGCAGAAATATATACGTAGTATTTCCATTGAACGGTTCAAAATATTTTCAGTCTTTGAAAGTGCCTGACTTTTTGAATTCATGGCCGTATAGTATGGTGGAAGAATATCTTGAATTTAAGAGTAGAGGTGTTTTTCTCAGTGGTAATGAGCCTGATCTTACAGGAAATAAAGAATCGGCTTTTAGCAAAGTCAAGAAGTCTAAAGACAGAGCAGATGAAGAGCTTGATAAATATTTCACTAATTCTAATAATAAGTTTGCTCAAATGAGCAAGAAAAATCATGAAATCGTCATAGAACATAAAGGCTATATAGCTTTAAATACTTTTGACTTGAATGTATATGCCGAGCTGTATAAGGGAGGAGTGGATGTATTCCACGGAGATCATATAGCATTCTTAAAGAAGCGTATAATATGAAATTACAAACACTTATAATAGAAAACATAATAGCTGAATATTCAGAACTTGTTCTAGAAAGAGCTGAAAATGATTTCAATAGAATAGCATCTAGATTATCCAACAAGTTATTTATATTAACCGGTCACCCAAGAAGCGGAAAGAGCACAGTTGTTACTAATTATATTAGACCGAGATCAAAGAATCTAAAGATTGTCAATCCTGATGACATCTCTACTATGTTTACAAAAGATCCTAATGTTCATAAGAGAGGTGCCACACATCTATCTATAAAATCATCTACTAATTTCTTTGCTAAAGCAAGAAAAGATAAGGCTGATTTTTTGTATGATTCAACAGGCACTGATACTTCTCGAATGAAGACAATATCCGATAAAGGTTCTAGCAATGGATATAATATTATCGTCATAAGTGTTTTTGCTCCATTGAAAACAGCTCTTGATAGAAATGCTAAAGCAGATAGACAAGTAGATCAAGATTATTTAATTTCAGCTTGGAAGGAATCACAGAGCAATATAAGAAAAGTATGGAATGCCATTAAACCAAAGTTTCATTTCATTGTAGTCAATACGAATGAACGGACAACTTGGTATAAATTCAATGGTAAGGAGATTGTAAGAAAGTAAAACGGTTATTTTGTTTTGTAATATGAGGAAACATCTAACCGAGAAAGGAATTGAACAGAAGAAAAACAGAATCACAGTCACAAAGAGAACTAAATACTGAACTTGGATATTTTGACAAATTATCTGTAGCAGGAAAAAGAGAAGCCTTCAAAGATCTCTACTTAGACTATACTGAAGCTAATGCGCAAAGGATTCAATCAGATACTAAGGCGTATAAAGCTAGAAAAAGACATATAAGTAACAAACATAAGAAAGATAAGAAGAGATTATCTCCAGCTTTTAGAACTAAAGGACATTCAGCCTCCGCGGCTGGTATTATAACAATGATTGGTCAATTCCCACTAGGTGAATTTATAGGTGGAAGATCTTATATGGCAATTAAAGCCATTATAAGTCACGAGATATTTATAACATGGATGACAACTCTCACCACTTGGTGCATAGGTGAATGGGATCATAGAAAGAGGAAATAAATGAAACTAAGAGAAGCAGTAGCGACAGGTGATATACAAGATCTTGCCGATCAATATGCTAACGCATTTGAAGATGGTGATCAAGGTGAAATGCAAAATGTTGAAGGCTTAATGGCAGCGCAATTAGCTGGTAAAGGTTGGGACAAAGCTGCAACTAAAAGATTTCTAGATGAACTAGCTGCTGCTGGTGATGGATCTGATGTGTATAAGTTAATGACTAAGTATAACCTCTTCGATAGAAAATATACTCTTGATGAATATTCTCCTACTGATGAAACTAATATGTACAAAGTTCAGATATCCATTCCATTGATAGAAAAAGATGCTGCTAAAGCTGATTCTAAAGAATTAGTTTCGTTTTTGAAGGAGAAGGGAATCAAAGTAATTAAAGCAAAATCTAAATCAACATCTCCTTTCAAAGTAGCTGATAATACAGTTATGGATGTTGATCTTGATATGATCATCAAAACTAAGATGGAGCGTGACGAAATTTTTAATGTCATCGAGCCAAGATATGAACTAGTAAGTTGTGAAGAAATTATAAATGGCAAAATAAGGGATGGAGGAATGTAATGAGACTAAGAGAAGCTATAGCTAAATTTTTAGATTTTGACAAGAAAGAAATGAATCTTATTAAAAAATTATTCGGAAAGATAAGTTAATGCTACCTAAAACAACAGTAAGAAGAGTGGCTACTGAAGCCGTTGTAAAAGATGAGCTTCTTGAAATCACGTATAGAAAGAAAGACAAGAATGTTGTTAGAAGACAGGTCAAACCAGCCGAAATCAAAACCGAACAACACGTAGATGATTATGGCTATTTGAAAACTGTCACATATCTATATGCCTATGAAAGATCTGCAGGCCATAGAGAAAAACACATTAAGAGGTGGATTATCGATCAATTCTTATCAATGAGAGTTATTCCTGCTCCACATGAGAGAATGCCAGCCAGATATACATAATGTAGTGCTAAATGCACTCTATTAGTTTTGCGTAATATTTATAATAAATTGTATAGTTATAACAAATTAAAAAATCTATGACAGCAGAACAGACAGAAGAATATATCAAGTGCAGAAGAGATCCGACTTATTACTTGAAGACGTACGGAAAAGTAAGACATCCAACGAAAGGTCTCTTGACTTTTGCACTATGGAATTTCCAGGAAGAATGCGTTTCAGATTTTTTGTCACATTCTTATAATGTCATACTCAAAGCTAGACAATTAGGCTTATCAACTCTATGTGCTGGGTATGTGTCTTGGATGATGACATTCTTCAAGAATAAAGAAATATACATCATTGCTACTAAAGCTGATACAGCTACTAACTTGGTTTCAAAAATTAAAGTGTTCTTAGAAAATATGCCTGATTGGATGCAACCAAAGTTAGACATAGATAATAGAAGAAGTATAGAATTAAGCAATGGTTCAAAGGTCAAAGCCGCTACATCCACCGCCGATTCAGCAAGATCGGAAGCTTTGTCATTGCTAATCATTGATGAAGCTGCATTCATTAAAAATATGGATGATATATGGATTGCAGCTCAGCCAACTCTATCAACTGGGGGAGATTGTATTGCATTATCAACTCCAAATGGTATGGGAAATTGGTTCCATAGAACATACGCTGATGCCCAAGTAGGACAGAAATTTGAAATGGCTGGTAAAATGGTCAATTTCAATTCCATTAGATTGCACTGGAGTTTACATCCAGATAGAAATCAAAAATGGGCTGATGATATGAGAACTAAGATTGGACAGAGAGCGTTTGCACAGGAGCATGACTGTGACTTTCTACAATCTGGTAATAATGTAATAGATGTAAATGATTTAAAGTGGTATGAAGAAAATCCAACAACAGCCGACGGGCATGATATAACTGAATGTCCTCATGTTAGAGAGCCAATTGAAAAAACAGGTTTCGATAAAGGATTTTGGATTTGGAAATATCCTGATTACACAAGACAGTATTTAGTTTCAGCAGATGTATCAAGAGGAGACGGATCAGATTATTCTACTTGCCAGGTCATAGATGTTGAAAACTATGAGCAGGTTGCAGAATATAAAGGTAAAGTTCCTACCGATGCATTTGGACATTTGTTAGTGCAAATTGCTGTTCAATATAATAATGCGTTGTTAGTACCCGAAAATAACTCTATTGGATGGGCTACAATACAGAAGATTATTGATTTGAATTATAGCAACTTGTATTGGACAGATAAAACAAAAATGTATGTAGATGTTACTAGAACTACAGACATTTATGATCCATACGATAAGAATAAAAAGAGTTTAGTTCCTGGTTTCACAACTTCATCGAGAACTAGACCAACAATGATTGCTAGAATGGAAGAAGATATTAGGAATCATGAAATAGAGCTACATTCGATGAGGTTGCTTAAAGAATTTGAGACATATATTTTTGAAAATGGCAAGCCCGATCACATGCAAGGCTATAATGATGATTTAATTATGGCTCTAGCTATTGGGATGTTTGTCAGAAATACAAATCTCAAGATTCATGAATTGGGCGGAGAAATGCAGAGAACAATGTTGAATAACATCTCCTCTGTTAACAATCCTTATGAACTTGGTGTTATAAAGCCAGAAGATTATAATAAAGTACCCGAGCAATATACAATGAAGACTCGACAGAGTGAAGAAAATCTTCTTTGGCTGTTATAGTGGAGCTAAACTAATGAAATTCGTAGAAGAAATCGCGAGAAAGCTTTCAAAAACAGAATTTAAACCCCGTCCTGATGTCAAAGCTAATGGTAATATGAAGAAGATTAGAAAAATGACTCAGGAGATTGCTAACCGCGAGAGGGATAAAATAAGGTGAGGAGTTAATGAATAATTCGAATCAGAGAAGTAATGGGTGGGGTGAATACGAAAAATTAGTATTAAATGAATTAGAAAGATTAAACAAATGGTCAGAATCATTCGCCAAACACGTTGATGAAGAACTCACAAAAACAAAAGTAGAAATAGCAACACTAAAAGTTAAAGCAGCAATGTGGGGCGCATTGGCAGCAGCAGTTGCAGGGCCTATTGTAGCAATAATTGCAAACATACTCATAAAAGGATAGAAAGGTATAAGGATAATGGATAAATTTGATGTTCTTAAGAGGCTAGTTACAGGTAGAAAAGCAGGGTATAAAGTTCCCACAGAACGCCCGGGCCAAAGAGCTCAGAAACGAGCTTTCGATACTTTTAGTAGAGCTGCTACATCTATATACAACCAAGCTTTAGCGGGTGGTGTTGAAAGACATGAACGAGTAAAAGATTATGAAGAAATGGATGCTACTCCTGAAATTTCTAAGGCGTTAGATATATATGCTGATGATGCTTGTACTTATTCTGAAGAAGGGATCGTACTCAACATAGAATCTGATGATGAGAGAATTACAGGAGAATTAGAAGAGCTATTCTTTGAAAGATTAGATATTGAATTCCATTTATGGAATTGGATAAGAAACATGTGCAAAAATGGTGACAACTTTGGATTATTGGATGTTGTCGATAAAGAAGGTGTCCTAGGATTAATATCATTGCCAGTATTAGAAATAGAAAGAGAAGAAGGTTATGATGGTGACCCTAACTCATTAAGATTCAGATGGACTGCTCAAGGTAACACCACATTTGATCCATACCAAATATCACATATGAGAATTCTAGGTGATGACAGATTCCTGCCTTATGGAAGATCAATCTTAGATCCTGCAAGAAAAATATGGAAGCAGTTATCTTTAGCTGAAGATGCAATGCTTATTTACAGAATGACAAGAGCTCCTGAAAGAAGAGTTTTTAAGATTGATGTTGCAAATATTCCACCCAACCAAGTAGAACAATACATTATACAGACAAGAGACAAGCTCAAAAGAACACCTTTGGTAACAGAATCAACAGGACAGTTGGATTATAGATTCAATCCTATGTCAATTGATGAGGATTTCTTCCTTCCAGTTAGAGGTGATAGAGGATCTGATATTGAGACTCTACCAGGTGGAACTAACCAGGGCGATATAGAAGATATTGAATACATTCAGAATAAGCTATTCATTTCACTAGGTGTACCAAAATCATACCTTACAGCTGAAGAAGATCTTGCTGGTAAAGCTACATTGGCACAGGAAGATATTAAGTTTGCTAGAACAATTCAGAGAATTCAGAAGATTATTGTTTCTGAATTAGCTAAAATTGGATTAATTCACTTATTCTTAAGAGGATTTGATGAAGAAAAGATATATAATTTTGATCTTAAACTGACAAATCCTTCTACTGTTATGGAAATGATGCAGTTAGAGCTTGTCGAAAAGAGATTTGATATAGCCAATACTATGGCTGATTCACACCTAGTATCAGATTTATACACGCAGAAAGAAGTATTGAGGTTAACTGATAATGAAATTGTTAAAGGTAATGAGCTTCTATTGGACGAAGCAAGAAGAAAGTATATACTCCAATCGATTGAAAGTGGTGAAGAACCTCCTGCTGAAACAGAAGAACCAGAAAGAAAAGATCCTCCTAAGGAAAATCAAACAGATACAGGACCTTCAGCTGTTCCAGATCCATTTGGTACTAAGGACCTTCCAGGTGTTCCAAATGAAGATTCCTTGGGGACTGATCATCAAAGCGGAGATTTGATTCGAAAGGGTAAGAGCAGAAAAGATCCATTCAACAAAAGTATATCAGATGTTATGCGACATGATAGAAAGATTGATAAGATATTTGAGACATTACAGAATAATAGACCTACAAAAAGTTTGTCAGAAGATAAAGAATTCAAAGCTGCATTCAAAAATCGGAACAACAACAGACGATAGATATATTTATATAAAGTGATATATTTATATCATATTAGTGCTAGCTAATAAAAAGAGAGATTGTATGCGACATAGAAAATTGAGTAATATTGGTATTATCTTTGAAGCGTTAAATAAGTGTGTGACTTATTACTCTTCAAAAGATAAGATTAGCGAAGGTGCTAAGGTATTTTCAGTCATAAGAAAATACTTCTTGGATAGTAGCACTTATATGCATGAGATATATAAGGAAATCTACTCTCCAATAATTTATGGACAAACTAATAATCACTACTATGCTTCTAAGTATCTTCAATATATGATTGAAGAATACAAGGGCATAGATGAAAATAGATTGCATAAAGAAGTTAAATCTCTTATATCTGAATTGGATAGCTTTGCCAAGCTTTCTTCAAAGCAGATTTTAAATACAAAAATCAACACATATAAGGTTTTGGCAAGTTTTAAAGTATTAGCTGATTCAGCTTGCAATAGAGTAAAATTAACTCCTCAAGAAAGATTAAGATGTGAACAGACAGTTATGGAGCATCTTATTAACAATGAGGAAGTAAAGCGCATTAATGAAAGTAGCGCAACCATTACTAGCAGTAGAAAACCATTGGAAGAAATGGAAGAGCAACAACTAACTTCATTCATTGCTGTCAAAAAGTTCAAGGAAAAATATAATGTTAGTTTAACGACCGAACAGAATGATTTCATGAACAGATATCTAACCACACAGGAAAAACCATTTTACAGATGGGTAGAAAAGAAACTTAAGAATATTGTCAAAGAAATCGATAACAAGATGGACAATGTTGAAGATGAAAAAATAGAAGAAAAGCTATCACTCGTAAAAGAAAGATTTGAATCAATTTTAAATAAAAGAAAAGTAGACGAAACAGGAATGACTGACATACTTCTTGGATTTGATCTATTCAATTGTCTCAAATTATTTTAAGGAGAATAAATAATGTCAATAGCAGATGAACAGAATATTTATGGAAAAAGCAATTTAGAAGGCGACAAAGCTACTGCGGAAAAAAGAGCCTTCTCTAAGGGAACTCCTGGTAGAAATCCTAAACCTCACGCCTTCATTAACGAGTATGATAGCGCTGATGAATATGGTCTCGGCGACCGTCGGCATGCCGGACAGAATTATTTGAAAACGGCCGAAAACGCGTCCGAGGGCAGTGAAATAGGCCAGCGCACAGCTTTATCAGTGTTGTTTGGAGACTTTCTCGATAAGTTCAAGAAAGAGAATCCTAAAAATCTAAGAGTTATTAACAGGGACGAGTTTATCGCAAAAACTGAAAAAGCTAGAAGCGATACGTCTAGTGTTGTGATCGATGAATAGAAAAAATAAAAAAGAAGCCTCGATGACAGGAGCAGTCGCTAATTACAGCGGTGGAGGTTTAGGTGTAACAAGTGATCTGTCTCCAAAGCATACTAAACAAAGGAATATGGCGAGAAAAAAGATGAACAAACTCGGTAAACAGAAAGATAAGCATTTCAAACAGCTTGAAAATAAAAAGATCTCTGATGAAGCTCTCAGAGAATATATAAAAGATCAGATGTTTGAAATGATAATAGAACAAAATGATCCAAAGGAAGTCATTAATCTTATGGATAACATAAGCAAGATGATTGGATTGTCTCTCACCTATGTCCGTATGTTTCTATCTGATGGGATGAAGATGGGTGATCATGCATTGGATTATCATATGAAAAGAGCTAAAGCTGAAATTTCTAGAATTCAAAAGCTAGTTCAAGATGTTGATAAAATGACTGTTAATGTATACGATTGTCATAGAAAAGGTCAGGAACAACTAGAAATGGATAAGCAATCTCAAGATGATGAGTATGCTGAGCTTAATGTAATTCCAGATGAAAAGAAAGATCAAGAAGAATGTGGTCCTGGAGATATGAAACAAGGAATTAGACAGGCACCTCGTAGGAGAGGAATATGAAAA